ACACCTGGAACAACTGTAGATAATATAACAGGAGATATTACAAATCCTGATGGAACCTATGGAGGTAACATTGTTGATGAATTTAAGACAACTGCTCCTCAAAGTGGATTTTTAGCTTCGGGAGCAGCAGGTGGCGCAAATCTTCCATCTATTTCAGATGTAAAAGTTCAAGGAGGGTTATCACCCACAGAAGCAGAAACATTAGCTGGTTACACACCATCAACTTCTATAACACCCGCTGACACAGAACAAACTATTACAGAAAAAATTGCAAGTTTTCTTAACGTAGACAAAAATAAACTTAATAAATCAGCTGTAACATCTGCACTTAATTTAGTTGCGGGACAAGCTTTAAACACTGTTATACCAATAGCCTCTGTTTTTAATTTAGTAAAAGATGCTTTTGTAAAATCACCAGAAGAAAAAGCTGCAGAGAATGCAGCTGCACGGCAAAATATAGATGAAGCAGCAGCCATTACGCAAAGATTAGAAAAAGAAACAACACCACAAGATATTATAGATGATAGAGGTAGAGGACAAATACCTACAAAAGATACAAAAACTACTGTAGTTGATAGACCAACAATGGCAGATATAGCGGGACCAAGTGATGACAAAGATGATGGACCATCAACAGATGATTTTGCAGATGATTTTGATGACGGCACCATGACAGGAGCAGCAGCTACCACAACAGGTGGAGATCCGGTTGGTGGTTTTTTTGATGCTGTTGATAAGGCAGCAGCTGATGCTAGATCAGATGCAATGGGTGGTGATAATACAGGTTTTAGCGGAGATACAGGAGTAGGACAAGACGCGGGCACATCTGGAGGAACGGGTGGTAGACGAGGTGGAGCTGGAGGAAATGGTGGCGGTGGCGGCGGTAAGATCGTCTGTACCATGATGAACGAATCATATGGCTTTGGATCATTCAGAAACAAGATTTGGTTGAGACACTCAAAAGATTTGGCACCAGAATATCAAAAAGGATATCACAAGATATTCTTACCGTTAGTTAAATTATCTAAAACAAATAAAATTTTAAAAAAAATATTAGAACATATTGCAGTGCATAGAACCATTGACATCAGACAAGAGTCTAGAGGCAAGATGCATTTATTAGGTAGGGTATATAGAAAAATACTGGAGCCTATTTGTTATTGGGTAGGTAGACATGGCTAGAAAATCAGCATTACAGAAAATAGAGGATCATGAGAAACTTTGCAGGATAATGCAAAAACAAACCTTTGATCAGATCAAAGAGATGAAGGCACAGATCGTTAGAATAGAAAGATTATTGATTGGAACAGCGGCCTTCATAATAATAAGTCTGATAGATAAGGTCCTCTAGATCCAGGCTTTTAATTCTTCACCCATCACCTGACTTGCTATGTTGACTTTCTTACGCAAGGCTTTTACGATTCTTTCATCAACGGTGTCCTCACACATTATATCTATATAAGTCATGGGTTTCTCTTGACCTATACGATCTATTCTAGCTTCTGACTGTTGACGTTTCTCTAGATCATAACCATTAGAATAATAAACCATATTACTGGCCGCTGTAAGTGTGATACCATATCCACCTGTCTGAGGTGTGCCTATGAAGAATCTACACTTCTCATCATCTTGAAAACGTTTTATGTTCTGTTGTCTCTCATCCTGTGGTGTCAAACCATAATAGTCTACAAAAGAATCCTGACCAAACTCCTCAGATATAGCTTTTATTATCTGTCTGACATCACTCTGCCAGTGGGCCCAGATAACAACCTTGCCCTCTATCTCACCCAAAACATTTAATAATTCATCTAATCTATTGCTTTTAAGTTCTTGTATGGTGCCATCATCAGCCTTGAAATGACCACAGGTTATTTGTTGTAGCCTCATCAATTGAGTCAGTGCATTTGCTGTTGTGATCATCTTACCATTCAATATTGCAAGTGCTTCTTTTTTCATCTGCGTATATACCTTGAATTGATCTGGTGTTAGTTGCACCATACGTTTCATAAATGTTTTCTTTGGTAGATCCAAACAATCATCTTTCAATACACGATAAGAAAAATTTTTTAATTTATCTGAAAGCTCGCCAAGGTTACGATAACCAACCACGATCTGCACAGAACGACCACCAAAATTTGCTGTTTTCATTACAGCGTATCTGGTTCTAAACGAGTAATAAGAGTTATGATCCAAGAGCCAGGGGTCAAGGAACTCGCACTGTTTGTATAGATCTAATGGTGATTTAGTTACAGGAGAACCTGTGAGTATTCTCTTATATTTTGCATTAACACCAAGTGATACTATATTTTTTGTACGTTTAGCTTCTGGATTTTTTATTGTTGTTGATTCGTCAATGGCCATCATAGTGTCATGTGAGTTTATAAATTTTGCAGCAAAGTCCACACCTTTTTTGGTAGACAGCGCTTCAACATTCATACATAATATATGTAGATCAGTTCCTGTTTTGAACAATGTGTTCAAAGTTTGTTGTTGTTGTTTTGTGATATTTGCCTGCCACAATACAGACACTTTCTCTATATGATCTGGTAAGTGTGTTGGTATCTCAGAACTATACCAATTTTTATATACACCTTTTGGTGCAATAATTAATACACCATTGATCTTACCTTTGTCATAAAGCATTGCAACATTGTCTATTAATACTTTAGATTTACCTGTACCCATTTCCATAAAATAAGCAAAAGCTTTTTTCTCCCAAGACATTTCTAATGCTTTGAGTTGATGTGCGTATGGTTTTGTCTTAAATTTATAATTCATAATTTCTTTCTGGTTGACAACCTAGCAAATATAAAATAGAAGTCAAGCCATGAAAGAAAAAATAGTTTACGTTATACAGGAAATACCAGGTACAAAAACAGGTAACCCAAAAATAAATATTATCGGTGCAGGTAAATACGGTAAGTTTAAATTTTTACTTCCTGAATTATCACAGATTATTTTTTCTCCTGGTCCATTGATTTATAAATTAAGAACTTTACTAAAAGATTTTACATCAGAGGATTATTTATTATTAACAGGTGACCCTGCTATTATTGGGGTTACATGTTCTATAGTTTCTGATATGACTAACGGTAGATACAATTTATTAAAGTGGGACAAACAAGAAAGACAATATTATCCAATTGAGATAAACTTATATGAAAGAGGAAAGATAGATGAGTGATTTACAAAAAATGTTTATTGAGGATGCACCTCAACAAGTAAATGAATTAAATAATGTTGAGTCATTATCTAGCCATGTTTTAGAATTACAAAGGTTAGAAGATGAAATTAAAATTGAAGAAGAAAGATTATCTAGAAAAAAACAACAAGCAGATAAACTTTCACAACAAGTAATACCAGAAATTATGGACTCTATGAAATTAAAAACCATGAAACTAAAAGATGGTTCTGCGATAGAGGTGAAAGAGATTTACAGCGCAACGATTCCTATAGATAAAAAGGAAGGCGCATTTAACTGGCTTCGAAACAACGACTTGGGTGATTTGATTAAGAATGAAATCACTGTTTCCTTTGGTCGTAACGAAGATAACAAGGCGAGCGATTATGCGAACCTTGCCGAGAGCAATGGGTACCAACCGGTTCAAAAGCTTAAAGTGGAACCCATGACTCTCAAAGCACTATACAGAGAGCGAGTCGAAAAAGAATTAGATTTGCCTTCTGAACACTTTAACCTGTTTAAGGGAAACAAAACTAAAATAACAAGGAACAAATAATATGAGTGAAGAAACAAGAGACATAGCAACAAAACAAAGCGGATCATTAGCAACTTTAGACTTTGTATCAGATTCAGGAATGGGTCTTGAGAACGTTGACAAACAAGATCTTGCTTTACCTTTTCTGAAACTGTTACAATCAGGATCAGATGAGACTAAAAAGAAACATGCAAAGTATGTGGAAGGAGCTGAGGCTGGTATGTTCTATAATACAGTGACAAAGAAACTGTATAATGGAGAGAAGGGGATAGAGGTTATTCCTGTATTCTACAAGATGACATATCCAGAGTGGGCACCTTTCGAGAAAAGAGAAGGTAGACCTATCCATAATGACAGAGGACCTGGTATTATGGCGAAGACAACTCAAAATGATCGTAACAAAGATATGTTGGACAATGGTAACGAGATTATCAAGACAGCAAATCATTTTGTGATTATCAATGGTGAGAGACCTGAGAAAGCTTTGATGACAATGAAGTCAACACAGTTGAAGGTCAGCAGACAATGGAATTCTCTGATGGAGAATGAATTTGAAACTGATCCAGGTAGTGGTAAATCTTTACAAGCACCTACATTTTCTAGAATCTATAAATTAAATTCTGTTGAAAACTCAGGTAGCTTTACTTGGCATGGTTATAATGTGTCTATGATAAGAAAAGTAGACAATGCCGGCCTGTATCAGATGGCTAGAGATTTCTATAACTCTTTGAAAAACAGTCAGCAAAAAGCTGAGGCTGTAACTCAAGAGGAATCTAACTACTAATTCTACTCTTATGGAGCAGATAGGAGCGGCAAAGCGAGAGTGGAGCCGCTCCGACCCGGGATCTTTATGGTTGAAAAATTTATAGAATTATTTACTGGATACCAAGGTGACTTTGGTATAGCCGACATGTCTTCGGCACAATTAGACACAGACAAAAATAAACTCAAACCAAACTACGAATGGGCTGGTAGACCTATCACACAAGGTGATTATAAAGATCACATTGAGGGTAAGATATCTATCGGTATACAACCATGTAGATTAGATAAAACTGTGCAGTTTGGTTGCATTGATATAGACTCAAAAGATTATGCTAGTTTTAAGGTAGAAAATTATCTGGCATTGTTTCAACAATTTAAATTACCATTGATACCACTATTATCTAAAAGCGGAGGACTGCATTGTTATTTGTTTTTAAAAGAACCAATACCAGCTGTCGATCTGATCTCGGCATTGAAATCTTTTCTACTGCCACTTGGATTAGATCCTGACACAGAGGTTTTTCCAAAACAGAAAGAATTAAAGGAAGATGACAAAGGAGAAATAAAACCAGGTAACTTTATAAACCTACCATATTATAATAACGGCAGTACAAAAAGATATGCAATCGACAAAGACAATAACAAATTAGATCTAGAAAAATTTATAGAAGTAGCTAACCAAAACAGAATTGGCAGAAAAGAATTAGAAAAATTAGTAGAAGAAACTTACAGAAATATTTTAATAGGAACAGACCCAGAGTTTGAGGATGGTCCACCATGTCTAGCTCTATGTTCTAAAAGAAAATTAGATGATGGTAGAGATAGGTTTATGTATAATTACATGGTCTTTGCAAAAAAGAAATACAAAGATAAATGGCCAGATCAAGTTGCAAAAGCAAACTATAGTTACCTGGAAGACCCATGGGATAAAACAAAATTAGATTCTAAGATAACAGCCTGGAAAAAAGATACTGCAGGTCATACATGCTATGAGGATCCAATACAAAGTAAATGTATGCGTACACTTTGTTTTTCAAGACCGTTTGGTGTTAAGTCTGATAGTATCACAATGTTTCCAGATATTACAGACTTTGAGATTATAATGTATGCAGAACCTGAGTATAGATTTAATGTTGTATTACCAGATGGAACCAAAGAGGGTGTTGTTGCAAATCATAGAAGACTGATAACAAAACAAACAGAACTATTAGATCTTATATGGGAACAGACAGGAATATATCATGAGCCATTAAAACCAAAAGACTTTAGAGCGAAACTCACAGAGCTTAGAAAAAATTCTACCAAGATATCTCCACCAGCAGGCACACAGATAGAGGATAGATTGAATGAAGAACTATATCAATATTGTGTTAATGGACCAAGAGCAAAACAGAGAATACAGATAAACAGTGGGTCTTGTTTGACAGAGGATGGTCATCACTTCTTTAGATTTAATTCTTTCATAGATCATCTAGGATCTAGTTGGAAGATACCAGAAGAGAGAATAGCACAAAAATTAAAAGACAAGTGTCAGGTTGAGTTTAATCACTCACTGAATGTAGATGGTAAAACAATCAAGGTATGTAGACTAAAACAATTACATATAGATAAGATAGAATACAAACCTGTAGAGAGAAAGGAGAGTAACTATTAATGAGATATAAAGTAGTGGGTCCTCCAGGTACAGGTAAAACAAGAAGATTACTAAATGAAGTGCAAAAATATGTTGATAAGGGGACGCCTCTTAATCGTATAGGCTACTTTGCTTTTACTCGTAAGGCAGCAGGTGAGGCAAGAAATAGATTTTTAAAAATAAAAACAGAACTTACAAAGAAAGATATAAAATATTTTCAAACATTACACTCTTTGGCATTTAACAGATTAGGACTCAAAGAAGAAAACGTTATGCAGGATCTTAATTACAAAGCCATAGGTGATACTTGTGGCATACAGATAAAATATGCATCTTATGAGATAAATAATTGGAACGGTATATTTTCATCAGATAGCGAGTATCTAGGATTGATAAACTTGGCAAGAGTTAAACAGATACCTGTATTGGATCAATTAGATCTCAACGAACATTTATCTAAGATAGAGAGAAACAAATTAGATGCGATAGAAAAAGAGATAAACAACTATAAAAAAACATACGGTCTTATCGATTTTACAGATATGATACAGAAATTTTTAGATAAGAAAGATATACCAGAGTTTGATGTGATATTTGTGGATGAAGCACAGGACCTATCACTAATACAATGGTCTATGATTAATACTATAGAGGAACATACCAAATGTGATGTGTGGGTTGCAGGTGATGATGACCAAGCAATATTTGGTTGGGCTGGTGCAGATGTTGATTCTTTTATAGACTACGATGCAACAGAGATACCTCTTACAAAATCTGAAAGAGTGCCAAGTAGTATACAAAAAATAGCATTAGATGTCATTGATAGAATACAAGATAATAGGATTGACAAAGAATATTTTCCAAAATCTGAATCTGGTGAGATATATGAGAGATATAAATTATCAGACATAGATATGTCCACAGGTGATTGGTTGATATTAACCAGAACGAAATCATTATTAAAACCGATACCAACTTATCTAAAAAAGAAAGGTTTATTTTTTAACACAGCACAGGGAAATAGTGTTGGTAAAAGTTTGTATGAAGATATACAATACTGGTCGCAATTACAGAAAAAAATTGTTCTTCCTGACATACAATTACAAAGAATCAAAGAGAGAATAAAAGGTCCCATGAATTTATCACTAAAATGGTATGATGCATTCAACAATGTATCTGACAGTCAGATAACCTACATGAAACTATTGTTACTTAATAATGAAGATCCAACAAAAGAAGCAAGAATAAAAGTATCTACCATACATGGTGCAAAAGGTGGTGAGGCAACAAACGTTGTTTTGTTTTTAAATCACACAGCAAATACAATCAAAGGAGCAAAAAAATCTGTGTACAAACAGGATGAGGAATATCGTGTTTGGTATGTGGGTATCACAAGAACTGCTAAAAATTTATATCTAATAAAACCACATAACAAATCTAAGGAGTTTAAGATATGAGAGATGATCTGATGGTACAACAGCAGGTTATAAACGCATGGCAGCACATGGTGGGTGTTATCTGTCTCAATCAAACCGGACGGAAGAAGGTCAAGAAACTACTACCATCATTCTTTGAAAGATTTCCTACAGCAGAAGAATTATTGGAATCAGATAAAGAGACGATAGCAGAGATGTTAAAAGAGTTGGGTATGAAGAATGTTAGAGCCCATAGGATATGGAGGATGTCACAGGAGTATCTGACATGGGATGGTAAGGACGCAACAGAATTATTTGGTATAGGTAAGTACGGCAGTGACAGCTACAGGATATTTTACAAGAATGAGATACCGGATAATGTGCAGGATAAAGAACTTAAACGATATATAAGGGAGGAACTAGATGTCTAAAAAAAATAGAATGATAGATGATACACCAGAAAAAGAAAATCCATACTTAAAACAAGTTTCGGGTACACACTATATGTATATGGAGATACAACCGGCAGAGTTTGTAAACAAGAATAAATTGCTTTTTGCGGAGGGTAATGCTATAAAATACATATGCAGGCACTCTCACAAAGGCGGAGTAGAGGACATAGATAAAGCTATACATTATTTAGAAATGATTAAGGAAAGAGATTACAAATGATATTTAAAGCACAGACAGAATGGGTCAAACCCACAGAATTTCCTGATCTAAGATTCTGTGATGAGATAGCAATTGATTTAGAAACACATGATCCAGAGCTAAAAACAATGGGATCAGGTTCTGTGGTTGGTAAAGGTAAGGTTGTGGGTATTGCTATTGCAACAGATGGATATGCAGGGTACTTTCCTTTCGATCACGAGGGTGGTGGCAACCTAGAAAAAAACAAAGTAATTCAATGGTTTACAGATCTTTGTGCATCTGACTCCACAAAAATATTTCATAATGCGATGTATGATGTGTCATGGATCAGGTCAATGGGTATAAAAATAAATGGAAGAATTGTTGACACTATGATCGCAGCATCTTTGGTAAATGAAAATAGATTTAGATATGATCTTGGATCATTAGGTTGGGATTATTGTGGCCAAGGTAAAAATGAAACCGAATTAAATAATGCAGCAAAAGAGTGGGGAGTAGATCCCAAGGCAGACATGTGGAAGTTACCGTCAATGTATGTTGGCAATTACGCTGAACGTGATGCAGAGTTAACACTGGCACTGTGGAAGGTCATGCAAAAAGAAATAATAGATCAAGACCTACAATCTATTTTTGATCTTGAGACAGATCTTTTTCCTTGTCTGGTTGACATGAGATTTCTTGGTGTGAGAGTTGATGTTCAAAAAGCTCATACAATGAAGCAACAGCTAGCATCAGAAGAAAAGCAACTCCTGCAACAAGTAGAAAAAGAAACAGGGATAGATACTCAAATATGGGCAGCAAGATCGATTGCCAAAGTTTTTGACAAACTAAATCTACCCTACGAGCGAACTGCGAAAACACAAGCTCCCTCATTTACTAAAAATTTTCTTTCTACTCATAAACATCCTTTGGTACAATGTATATCAAAGGCAAGAGAGATAAACAAGGCACATACAACATTTATAGATACAATAATAAAACACGAACACAATGGTAGGATTCATGCAGATATAAATCAGATCAGATCAGATTCTGGAGGAACAGTAACAGGGCGTTTCTCTTATAGCAATCCTAACCTACAACAGATTCCTGCTCGTAACAAAGATTTAGGTCCATTGATCAGATCCCTCTTTATACCTGAGTCTGGTTGCGAGTGGGGATGCTTTGATTACAGTCAACAAGAACCAAGACTTGTAGTACACTATGCATCCCTAGATCAAGACACAAGCGTCTTTGGTGTAAAAGATTCTTACCAAGATGGCGACGCTGACTTCCACACAATTGTTGCAAAGATGGCAGATATACCAAGAGATCAAGCTAAGGTTATTAATCTTGGTTTGTTTTATGGTATGGGTAAGGCAAAATTACAGGCAGAATTAGGTGTATCAAAAGATAAGGCTGAGGAATTATTCTCTATCTATCATGAGAGGGTACCATTTGTAAAAGCCCTTACCAGATCGGTATCTAACAGGGCACAGCAACGTGGACAGATAAGAACACTACTGGGAAGACTTTGCAGGTTTCACTTATGGGAACCTAATCAATTTGGCATACATAAAGCCTTGCCATTTGACCAAGCTCGCCAGGAATATGGAGCAGGCATCAAGCGTGCTTATACTTACAAAGCTTTGAATAAATTGATTCAAGGATCTGCTGCAGATATGACAAAAAAATCAATGTTAGAATTATATAAAGAAGGTATTGTGGCACATATACAGGTCCACGATGAGTTGGATATTTCTGTAGAAGATGATAAAAAAGCAAAACGTATAAAAGAAATTATGGAATCCGCAGTTGAGTTGGAAATACCAAACAAGGTAGATTACGAAAAAGGAACCAACTGGGGTGACATAAAATGAGGAATATTTATGGCTTATCTAAACGCAAACATACCACCAGAGTATGCACAAATAAAAAAGGAGTATTTATATGATCTTAAGAAACATCATGGAGAAGTTGAAGACTGTATTATCTTTGGTCTTAGTTCTATCTCAGGCCGTGCTATTTTATTTCATGCGATTATGGAGAATGGCGCTGTCTTTTATCGTCTCCCGATTTCTGCCTTCATTCAGAGAGGATTTAGACCGCAAGATGTTCCTAAACGTAGACTTGATGAACTTCAGCTTTGGAATTGTTTTAGCTATTATCCTTCTGTTCACATTTGGGATTTATTAGCAGGGACTTCAGGTAAGTATATAGGAAAAGATAAGAAGTGGCATAACGGTAAATACTTATTTACCGTTGACTTTGCACATCCAGAGAGTAATATACTCGATATCGAACATTCAGAGATACCGCACGAACACAAGTGCGCACACATAATTGCGTTAGATGACGGAAATTATGCGGCACAGCCAAACAATAGATGTATATGGGACCTACCTTCATTCACAGTGAAGGATAATATTCCTGACTGGAAAGTACAAACTTCAGAATGGAATGTAGAGGACTCTGGCAAATGGAAAACAGAAGATACCGACAGGTTCTTCTACGAGATTGAGGAGAAAAAAAATGATTAAGGGATTTATAAGAAAATGGATTTTAAGACCGATCAAAAGAATTAAAAATAAATTTTTCAAATGATAACTTGTAAAAAGTGTCATCACCCTTGCCATTGTCAAGAAGATTTACACGCAGATGAATATGGTGTCTGCACCTGTGAAAATTGCGATTGCAAGAAAACATATAAAAAAAGAAAAGACTATGACACTGACATGTCTTATGAGAATGAGGTTAGAAAAAGTAATGGAGATTAGTAAGATGAATTATTATTTTACAGGGATACTTATTGTGTTAATGACATTACTTGCTTTCTGTGGTGGACCTGCACACGCAGGATCTACACAATCAAATGTAAGTGGATCTAACACTGCTATCGAAGGAGGATACACATCAACAGCAACCACAACATATCAATCAGGATCTAGTTCAACAAGCACAACAAATAATACAACAAACTCAGATATCAGATCAGCTCCTCCATCAGCCTCTGCACCGTCTTATAATTCTATGACACAGGATGTCTGTAGTACAGGTGCATCTGTTGGTGTTCAAACATTTGGTTTAGGTTTTAGTGGTGGTAAACATTTTATAGATAAGAATTGTGAAAGATTAAAATTAGCAAGAATACTTAATGACTTTGGTATGAAAGTTGCAGCCGTTGCCATACTATGTCAAGATGAAAGAGTATTTGAGTCCATGATCCAAGCAGGCACACCGTGTCCGATTGATGGCAAGATAGGTAAAGAGGCAGAAGCATTATGGTCTAAGTATGATAATGAAAGACCAGACTATGATATATATGTAAAACGTATGAAGGCCAGAGAGAGAAAAGAAAAAGAATTAGCAAAAAAAAGATTAAGAGAGGAATTAAAAATGTCAAAAGAATTAGATAAGGTAGATAGAGATACTGCCAGAGAAGAAGCAAGAAAAAAGAAAGACATAGAATGGAAGGAGCCTAAATAATGCCTAGACCTGTTCGTAAATGGATTGTTAGATTGAGAATGTGGTATGCAGATATAAGGGGACATCATGGAAAAAGATGGAATTATGAACCAGGTGATTGGTACATGGGAAGGAAGAAAAAATGAATAAAAAACCGATGAACATATCAGAAGAAGCAGCAGTGCAAATGCCGATGAAGACCGTAGCCTCTCTGATAATTTTAGTTGCGATGGGTGTGTTTGCTTATACCGAGCTGACGGCCAGGTTGGTTTCGTTAGAGACATCACGTGAGTTGTTTGAAAATGATTTGTTAAAAAAAAGTGAACAGGTGCCCGTAGATCAGGAGCAACATTTTTTACTTGAGGATTTGTACAAGTCTGTTGAGAAAATGGAAAAAACTCAAGAGATGAATATGACAAACAAAGTTAACATAGAATTTTTAAACACACAATTAGACAAAGCATTAAAAGATATTGAAGATTTAAAAGATAAAGTAAGAGCAAACGGAAGCGGAGCACATTAATGTCAGAGATGGTGATAGCCCTACTTATGATAATTAACGGAGAGATCAAGGAGGCACGTATACAGACGTCAATGTCTGAATGTCTCAAAGGAGCTAGGGTCGCTAAACGTTCTGCTAAATCCAATCTAAAATATCAATGTATCAAGTCTATGGCTGAACTTGAATTAAATATTGATGGGTCCAAATCAATCAAAAAACTTATACTAGAATGAGATGGCTGATAGCATTCTTATTCCTATTCACTGTTGTTAATGCTGAAGAGATAACAACAGGTAATCTGATCACTAACGGAGATTTTGAGACAGGCAACACTAACGGTTGGACCACGTCTGGCGATGTTCAGGTATTGAATGATTGTTGTGAGTTGAATGGTGTATCATCAAACTATGATCTAGAGTTTGGAGATAGTGGATCTATCAATCAGGATTTTAATCTATCTACCAACACGATAACACAGGACATGTTGGATAATGGTATAACATTAAACTCAAGTATAGACGCACAGAATGGTGAGTGTGGTGTTGCGGGTTGCTGGGGTGGACAGGGACCAGCCGATACATTCACAAATGTCTTAACAATCAAAGATGATGATGGCAATACACTTGCATCCAATACAACAATCAGAACAGATACGACCAACATAGATGGTGCCATCTTTACAGATACATTAATATATAATGGTGCAGGATCAAATGTTGGTAACATAAATCTATCAGGATCAGATGGTAACGCTCCCAATTATCTCGGTGGACCTAACCTGGATAACATATCAGTGACCATGACTTATGACGATTCAGTCCTGTCAAATGAGTTGGTACAGGAGATAGGTAATATATTTGAGGAGTTGGAAGAGGAGATATTTCAAGAGTTTACGTTTGAGGAGATAGAGGAGATATTCGAAGAGATGGTAGCATTTTTTGAGGAACCACCATCAATGCAAGAGATGCCGATGGAGGAAGAGATAGTTTTCGAACCTGTCCTGATGGTGATCGAGGAGATGCCGATGGAGGAGGAGATGATAATAGAGGAGATGCCGATGGAGGAGATGCCAATGGAGGAGGAGATGAAGCCCACATTCTTCACCATGGCCGGACCTGCAGAAGAGGAGATATACCAGGAGACAGAGGAGTTGATAACAGAATTTTTACCTATTGCCACAGAAGAGGAGGAGATGCCTCAAGAAGAGATGGTGGAAGAAGAGCCTGTCATGGAAGAAGAGACACCAAGAGAACCAGAATCTATGGCTTCAGCACCGAGAGAAGAAATGGTTGAAGAAAAACAAGAAGAGGTTATAGAAGAATCAAATGAGGAAGAGATCAAAGAAGAGAAACCTACTAGCGAGACTCCTAACAAGTCCGCTGTTCAGACAAAAAAAATTGCCAAACAAAAAGCTATACAACAGAAAAAAGCTCTCGTTAAAAATCTAACAAAAGTTATGGAAAAGGTCGACAAGGATATAAAAAATATATCCAAAAATCTACAAATAAAAAATATAATCAAGATGAAAGCAATGACTACGGATCAGGTATCATTAGACAAGTATCAGGCAACATCATTTTATAAGCCAAAAGACATATATCTAGATCAATTAAACCTTGTAGATAATAGGCTAATTTATTCTGATAAGAGTCTTGCAAGTTATATTCAAAATGATAAGATGGAGATCAAAGCACGTAAACTTCAGAATATAAGATTACGTAAACAAAAGATCTTGATGGAGTTAGAGGTACTTAAAAATGGATAAAATTAAAAATCAATTAGCAGGTGTTGCAGCACTACTTGGTGTTATCGCAGCTATCGGTGGCGGATTTGTAAAATATGGCGAGATAGTAACAAAACTAGAAGCATTGGAAGGTGCGTCTGGTGGCACAGACTGGTCAGCTCAGATCGCAGTGTTAGAGGAAAAAGTATCTGCATTAGAAAATGTGGACACAACACATGAACATCCTGTTGAACATTCTCATACAAAAACTTTAATAAACGAAAAACAAATAGAATTACTTAAGGTACAAATAGAAGAGATCAAGGCTGCCTCTTCTAATCCACTAGCGAATTAATTTGATGAATCTTTCACGGAACTTCACTCTTCAAGAGTTAATAAAATCAGATACAGCGATACGTAAAGGTATTGATAATAATCCTAACGCAGATCAGATTGAAAAATTAAAAGATTTGTGTGAAAATATCCTACAGCCCGTTCGGGATCATTTTGGCAGAGTTAAGGTGACTAGCGGATTCCGAAGCGTGGATTTGTGTCAAGCCATCGGCAGCTCGGCTAGATCGCAGCATGCAAAAGCTGAGGCGGCAGATTTCGAATGTATTGGTGTTGACAATGCTGAATTATTTGATTGGATAAAAAATAACCTCGAACCAGACCAGCTCATCCTCGAGTTCTACACTCCAGGTGAACCTAACAGCGGATGGATTCATTGTAGTTGGATACCTGAAGGTAGACGTGCATCTTTTCTACACGCTTACAAATCAGAGGGTAAAACAAAATACAAACCAATATTAGGCAAAGCTAAAGATTTAGTATGAGCAAAAAAAGCACAATATTTGCAGAGATAATAAAAAGAGCTAAAATGGTGGATGGTGTATGTCCATATTGTGCAGAGCACACATTATTAATATCTGTCGTGCAGGATTATTACAGATGTTTGAATTGTGGTGGAGATATAGAACAGAAAGTAAATGGAAAGATAAGTTATCTTCCTGTAGATCTATCAGTAAAAGAAATAACAGAAGATGGCCAAGAAATCTAAAGGTTTATACGCAAAAATAGAGCACGTTCCAGTGTTTCATAAAACTTCGATTGGACGCAACCCTAGTTTGTGTAAAATGAACAAATCAAAAAGGAGACAATTTAAAGCCTACAAAGGCCAAGGGCGTTGACAAGTATCAAATAATATCCTATATTGTAGGTATGAAAGAAATAACAACAAATAGAAAGAATAGATAATGACTCATAAACTAGATTGTACTGAAAAAGCATGGGAAATAATGATGAAGCATACAACTTGGAGAAAACCATTGAGGATGACTTCAAAACGTCAAAGATATATTGATGTAATGTGGCCTAGATGGGAAAAATATAGAGACGCTATGATTAAAGCAGATTTATATCAAGGTTGCGCTTGGTCTGGTGATCGTAAATATCCTAAAGTGGATATTAATACTAAAGAAAAATTTATTGAAAGTTTATTGACTCAACATTGTACAAGTCATACATTTAATATAACTTTGGAGAACGCAAGATGACAGATCAAACAAGATGGGGCATCGACATGGTGCAACAGAAAAACAAACAGAAGACCTACAAGGAACAGAAAGAGATAAGAGATGATATAGCTTTTTTTGTTTTCAATTGTAATGGTTTTCATCTAAAAAAAATGAAAGAAAGAATGGAGGAGTTAAAACATGAAAACAGTGACATGTAATCTACTTAGAAAGAATGAGGGGACAGGTAGAAAAAGAACGGTCACCCTGGATGTCGAGGGTATATCACAGGGACAGTGGTCTACATTTCTATTAGAATTAAATCTGATGAGAAAAGCATGGAAACCATACGGTGTGGAGGTAGATTTAAAAGCACCTAACATAAGAAAAATAATAAAAATAGGTACAAGTTATGGAGAAGCTCTTAGACAGAATAAACGAAACAGCTATAAACTATCAAAAAACAGGGGACGAAAAATATAAAAAACTTTGGTATAAATTAATAAAGGAATTTGCAGATGGATCTTATATTGCTAAACGACGGATTGTATCAATTAGTGGCTGTCACAAAGGAGATGATGGAGGGTATATCATTACTGGAAAAAGTAGATTGCTTTGATCTCTGTGATATACTACGTTTACATCTAGCCACATATTACGAGGCACCATACAATGTCCATGTCATGAACGATGACACCGGACATTTTTACGGATGTATCTGTCGTTAAATGGTAGAATTTTCCTTACAATCAAAGGCTGTGTAGATCCTAAATTCATCTATTGATTTTATATCAAAAGTTCTCAGTAATTCACTGGAATAGTCATAGCCATAAAAGGCACATTCATGGTAGGTATCAAACTCTATCACAGGGGTAGGTATTGACTTGCAATCGTTACCAGGAATTCCGCTACAGAGTAACATTAATAAAATAAATTTTGTCATTGACTTTTAATATTATTATCCTATATTATCATCATTAATAAACGAAAGGATCACATGACTGATATAACTAAATATCGCAATGTTTCACTAACACATGAAACATACAAGACTTTGATTAGGTTGTCTAAGGTATTATTGCCCGATGCACAATTGTCTATCTCAAAAACGATAGAATCAATAGCAAATGAGAAAGTAAAAAAACTTAATGGAAAGATGGGACAAAAATAATGTTTACTATAACCGAAGAACAGAGAAAACAATTATTAGCTTACATGTGGCAAAGACCGTACGGTGAAGTTGCACAGCACATAGCGATGTTAGCATCATTAAAACCAACAGAAAGTAAAAAGGATGAGTCAAAAAAAGATCTGTCCTAACTGTCAAGGTAATGGTTTTGTTAAAACACACAAGGCCGCAAACCCTGCAAATGATACAGTGATGCAATGTACCATCTGCAATTCGGAAGGAGAAATACATGATAAGGAATTTGATGAGTATTTTGATACTCACCCTTTGCTTAAGCCATTGCAGCGTAAGCTCCACTGACATGCTTGACATTGGAGCAGGAATATATAGTGGGGTGACTCATGAGCGATAAAGGACCAAATGATCTAGAGTACAGGATAGAGTTTTTAACTAACCAAAACGACTATCTAAAACGATCTAACAGAAAACTAGTAGAGAAGAACAAGGTATTGGAGGAGGAGTTTGATAGATTATTGGAGGAGAATAATAACTTTAGACTCGTCAGGAATCAAGGAAAGGTTCTGTGATAAGTGAGGTAGACATAGCCTATATCGCAGGACTCTTTGATGGCGAGGGCTCAATACATTTCAAACGTGGCATAGAGAAGAAAAAGAAACATCGAGGCAAACCAGGATACAGATTATCAAATAGTCTAAGATTATCCATGGAAATAACCATGACCGATGAGTCTGTTTTAATCTGGCTTCATGAAGTGTTAGGTGTTGGTACATTGAACCGTAAACCCAGAAAAGGTAGACGAAAGGATGGCACGAAGTATCTGATGCAATACCGATGGCGATGTGTGTTCAGAGACGCTTATCATGTATGCTGTCTGATATGGCCGTTTGCTCATACAAAGCTACCTAAGATACAGGAAGTGATAGAACATTACTCAACGCAAAATAGAGAGAATGTGATAGAGTTGGATAAGTATAGAAAGGCCATAAGTTCAGAATGATTACGGTCGGATATGGTATTGGTATGTTTGCCTATAATATGGTATGTCTGTTGATAGGTTTGATGATAATATACTACTTTATAAGAAATATAAAATGAGATGGAATAGACTGTACGAGTACCCGGCTTCGATGCGAAGTTCGATCGAGGGCAAGCGTCATTACGAGATAACTGGCGAAAAGTTACCAAGTGTTACGACGATATTATCCGCAACACAGAGTGATGAGAAGAGAGAATCTATAGCCAGGTGGACATCTAGGGTAGGCGAGCAGGAGGCGGAAAGGGTCCGGGATCAGGCGGCCAGCCGCGGTACAAACATGCACCTACATTTAGAGCGGTATATAGAAGGTAAGGGACACAAGGATCTGACCGACGAGGGTCAGGTGGCAGGCGACATGGCTCAGGTGATAATTGATAAGGGTTTATGCGATCTTTCTGAGATATGGGGCAGTGAGGTTACCCTATATTACCCAGGGTTGTACGCAGGTGCTACAGACCTGGTTGGTGTATATGACTATGAGGATTCAATTGTTGACTTCAAACAATCGAACAAGCCCAAGCGTAAGGAGTGGATCGACGACTATTTCATGCAGCTGGGGGCATATGCGATGGCGCATAACCAGGTTTATGACACGGAGATCACACAGGGAGTCATATTGATGTGTACTCCAGACAAATATTTCCAAAAGTTTCAGATAAAAGGCAGAGAGTTTATCAGATATCAGCACAGATTCCTAGAGAGACTTGACAAGTATTATAATGGCCGAAATAAGGCAGAATCATAAAATTGCCACAATTAAAAAGTGAGGTTTTATGCGGTTGATCACCAGCCTATAGGTTTTTGGATATTGTTAAATTTGCGATTTGGGTTTAGAAAAAGAGAGGTGATCTGGCACTTTGGTGATCAGCAAGGAATACCAATGGTTTTAGAGCATAGGATTTTATGTGTATTATCCTATGTAATCGTTTAAATAGGGGCCGCGCGGGTACTTTGGATTTGATTTTTGCATTTAAAATTCTGGAAAACCTATAGGGGTGATGATAAGAAGATGGTATGCCAAAGAAAAGAAGAAAAAGAAATGTGTTTGATGTTGCAACAGACATACCTTATCCAAAGGTAAGAGTTGAATGGATAGATTGTGTCAGTGATTCCGCATGGGCTACAGACAAGGAGTTTGATAAAATGAAGTTAGCTACACCTGTAAATGAAGGTTGGTTGTATTCAAAAGATAAGAAGTCAATCAAATTGTTTGCATCTTATGATAAGGATGAAGATGGAATTACTTTTGGTGATAGAACAATGATACCTACACCTTGGGTTAAAAAGGTTACAAAAATTAATTAAGTTTTTTTAGTCTAGGTAATCTTTTTTCTTTTACTCTCTCTTTAACATCTTCGGCTTTGACATCCTCTAACAGTGGTGAGTATTCTTCCAATATGCTTTTGAGTTCTTTCTCCATCTCCTCTTTGGACATGTCATCTAACTTACCAGTTCTGATTATCTTCTGTTCTACGTATAACCCTGCTGCCTTACCTCTTGCTACCTCAGCATTGTTTGCAGCCGAGAAAGCACCTTTCTTTAGTGCCTCCTGTCTGATCTTACCTAGTTCTGCTATATGTCTCTCGTAAGTGACCTCATATTTCTTTTGAAATTCTTCTCTGACCTCACCTATGTATTTTACCACGAGTGGATATATTTTTGGGTTCTGTAATTCATATGCTGTCTGCCTTGCCCTATCCTTCTCATAGCCTGCTTCGATAGCACATTCATAGGCATACTTACGTCCCTCGTTTGTAACCAATAGGTTGGCAAACTTTCTTTGCATTTCTGTTAATTTCTTCGGTACTCCCATAGCTTGACTTTTAACGTTACATGACGTAAAAGTCAATCAATGATAAGTGCAAGAGTATTAGCAAATCAGCTAAATAATTTTTTAAAATCACCAACATGTCAGAATGCTAGGGTGCAGGTCAAACTACCAAGAGGTGAGTTTCATTCTCCTGATGGTCACTTCGATATAAAATCAATAACATTGTTTGAGAATAATATAATAGGGTCTAGAGAATCCCATAGATTGGTCATCGAGATAGCCTCTGAGAGTTGGAGAATGGGTACAGTCAAAAAGAAAGTGTAACGTCAAAAATAAGATGGGACCAGAGGCAAAATTCTACCAATATTTTAAGAAAAACACACCGAATATATCTTACACAAGAATAGAAAATACAACATCATTAGGCACACCAGATGTGTTGGCATACAATAAAAACAATACATTTTTCACAATTGAATTTAAAGTTACAAAACGTTATTCTGTGAGGTTCTCACCCCATCAAATTTCCTTTCATGTGAGACATCCGAAGAACAGTTTCATCCTAGTCAAGACCCCTGATGCTTGTGGCTTGAAACTTTATGAGGGGTTCAGGATTCGTGAGCTTGCCGCTTGCGGCTTGAAGCTTGATGCTTGCGGCTTGGGGCTTGAAGCTTGTCGCTTGCGGCTTGAGAGCTTGTAGCTTCTTCGATATCGTTGTGTGGAACTGTTTCCTCTATAGCTTGTTGCTTGAGGCCCGGACCAGGTGCACGCTGCACTGGCGCCGTCGCGCTCGCTCCGCTAATGACCTGATCCGAATTTGAGACTGAGCGTCCGGGCTTATCTAGAATCCTCTGGAGCTCCTGTTGAGTCTCTTTATTACGCTTGCGTAATTCTTTATAATAGTTTGGGTGTCTAAACATTTTAGTGAATTCCATATGATATATTTTTTATTTCAGAATTCCAACAATTTCTACAGGTGCCGCATTCATTGTTTTGCTGCGGGGCTGGACAGTTGGCGCCGTTATTCACCACGGTCGAGTAGTGCTCGAAGCTGCCCGCTGGTTCCTGGTCCACCATCGGCATACTAAATCTTATGATAAGGTTTTCAGGCTTGCTGGCCTGGTGCTTCTGGATCCATGCCTCACGTGTCGGCAGCCAGTGACGCTTGTCAGGTGTCAACCTGCATACCTCGTAAATTTTTTCTAAGTGATCAAGATCCTGTACATCCCCTGAGTCGTGCCATCTAAATACATCAGGCTTCTTGCTGTTGATCAGGTGAGCCATTGCCTGGACCCATTGCGGGTGATTGATGGCTGCCAGCCTTCGATACTGTGCATCCTGAACAACCTTGAAGACATAACAACCTTTGAGCGCATAACAGTCATAGCAGGTGCTGCCTTTAATGTTTCTGAGCTTGGAGCCTGTCTTGCATTCCTTCGCAGGTAAACCTATCGACCAGCCAGGCATCTTTGACGGCTTGCTCAGGCTGCCGCCTATAATCTTTAATGCTTCATCTGTTTTCATCTATAACCTCGTATTCTAACCAGCCATTGGCTTCATCGACGCCCATCATAAAATACTTTAGCTGTTCATTAGTTTTAAATTCATAAGATTTTTTATCCTGAGGTTCTTTATCAGTGCCCCAGTGTATAGTTATTTGTTTAGTCATATTTCTTTCTCCTATAAACTCCTATAACACAATACAGGTCCCTTGTCAAGCTTGCTGCTTGGCGCTTGCAGCTTGCCGCTTGTTGCTTGCTGCCATTGACCTGCAGCCAGCGCCAGTGATTTATCAAAATTTTTTGTTTACTCATAATTCCTTTCTTGCAGCTCCCGGTACAGGTTAAGATCTTACTCTTTCACCCTCTCGGCGGAAGCGGACCAGCCAACGCCAGACTGTCTGTGTTCTAGCGGCGGCGGCGCGTTGACTGATCCCAGATCTATCGGGAAGCATTGCGCGCGCTGTTATGGTAAAGACTTACCATCCCAATAGATCAGGGATCAGCTTTGGATGATGCCCAGACCATACCTGTGCATTTAATACTATTGTATGTCTCGTCCAAATCTGATCCCAGATCCAATCGCTATTGCTCGAGTCTTTAATGACATGCAATTGGATCAGGGATCAGGATCCAGTGAAGACGGCAAACCCCTTCGCGGTGTGACACTGGATCTAATCCTAGCTAGTTTGAGTTTATAAAGTCGGATACTAGCAAACGGACTTTAGTTTAAATGAATAAGTAAATAAACTAAATCCTATATAATACTTGACAGATTAATTGTCAAGTGTTAAAACAAAATTAATTTAACGAAAGGTAAAAAAATGGAAAAACAAAAAAGAATAACACTTAACGCAGATAAGCGAAAAGTGATTGCTGATGTATTTCAAGATCATTTTGAAAGTAATTCAAAATATAAGAAA